GGTTCCGAGCCGACGACTCTTTGTGTGAGTTTCTGAAAAAACCTGTTTGTAAAAATCTAACATAAAAAAATTTATGAAAGAAAAAGAAAAGTTCCCACATCTAACACAAAAGAAAATTTCTGAATTGTTGCCAGCATCATACAATCCCAGAAAAATTTCCAGCGATGCTCTTGGCAGACTAACAAAAAGTTTGCATGAGTTGGGAAATCTTCAGCCCATCACTTGGAATGCAAAAACTAACAGGATTGTTGGAGGCCACCAAAGGTTGAAATGTTATATGGCAATGGGGGTTGATGTTGTTGATGTCTGGGCTGTGTGGCTTGAGGAGAACCAAGAGAAGGCGGCCAACATTGCCCTCAACAAATTGAGTGGAGAGTTTGATATGCCAGCATTGAAAGACCTGCTGGAGGATTTGGACACAGGGGAAATTGATTTGGATATTACAGGCTTTGGGGCTGATGAGCTTGCTGAATTGATGGAGCAAACAACCCCAGAAGATGAGGGCGAAAAAGAAGATGGTGAGAAATGCCAAGCCTGTGGCAGACCTTTACCATGAATGAAGATTACCCTTCAGCAGTTAAACTAGTTTATGATAAGTCAAAAAGAGCTTTGCCAGAAGTGGGGCTACAGCCCAGGGCAAATATCAAGAATGGTAAAAAGGGGAATGCCCCTAGATTCAGAGGCATCAGCCATGAGATGGAGGCTGGAAAACATGAAGATGCCCAAGAAGCATTCAATTCCTGTGGAGACAAGCCCAGAAAACCAAGGAGAATCAGAATCAGCAGATTTCTCTAATGAAGATATTTCAGCAACCACAAGCCTTGGAAGGGTTCTGCGGGCAGAAAGGATTGAGCTTTCAGCCGCCAGTTCAGTTGCCAAAGCCCTTAAAACAAACAATGTGTTCCACATCAAGGCCGCCATCCATGCCCACAATGAGGCCAGAAAAGGCTATGAAGATGCAAGGAGGAACCATGAAGAGGAAAAAGCTAGGCTTCGACAAACACTTTCGACTGACGAGGTTGAAGAAACTCTTTCTAAATTCCTCTCGCAAATCCGTTCACTACTGGATGCTATGCCATCTTCAGTCGCAACCAGGGCAAACCCCAGCGACCCAGAGTGTGCTAAAAAAGCTGTCCAAGATGCAGTTGACCAGTTGATGCTCACCATCCAAAAAACAGAAGATGAGGCTTTCAAATGAATGAATGTTTTATGGTTATTCTTGGGGGCTTTATTGTGGTTTGTGTTGTGCTTTCAATGGCAGAATGAAACGCTCCCCACTTAAAAGAAAAACCCCATTGAAAAGGGGTGGCAGACTTCGGCCAGTTTCAAAGAAACGAGCCAAGCAGAATAAAATTTATTCAGAAACAAGAAAACTGTATTTGGAAAAATATCCATTCTGTGATTGTTGCGGAAAGAGGGCAACACAGATTCATCACAAAAGGGGAAGGTTCCAAGACAGGCTGAACGACACAGAGCATTTTATGGCTATTTGCCATTCTTGCCATGAGTGGATTCATAGAAACCCAATGGAAGCATACGCCAAGGGCTATCTGCTTTTAAGATGAATGAAACCACTTCCATTCATGAAAAGCTTCTTTGTCCCAAGGAAGCACCTATCAATTTCAGAGTGGTGTGAACAGAACCTTGTTCTTTCACCAAGAATCACAAACATACCAGGGCCGTACAGCACCAATCTTACCCCATATGTAAGGGAGCCTCTTGAGGCTTTTGGTAATGATTCAGTAAGAAGAATTACCCTAGTTTGGGGGGCGCAGACATCCAAGACAACTACCATCTTGGCTGGTCTTTCTTACAGGCTGGCAGAGCAACCATGCCCAGCCCTTTGGGTTATGCCATCAGAGGCATTGGCCAGGTCTTTTAGTGAAACCAGGTGGCTTCCCATGGTGGATGACTGCCCAATCCTTTCCAAGGAGAAGCCAGAGAACACAGACAAAATCAAGATTCTGGAACAGCATTTTAGAAAGATGTCCCTTTGGTTTGTTGGCTCAAACAGCCCAGCGAATCTTTCCTCGAGGTCGGTTTCACTTTTGATGCTCGATGAGGTTGATAAATTTTCTGATGGCACAAACTCAAAAGAGGCTGGAGCCTTGCAGTTGGCAGAGGCCAGAGTTGCCACTTACCCAAACCATCTTGTGGTTTCAACCAGCACCCCAACCACAGCAGACTCTATTATTTGGTCTGAATGGCAGAAGGGGGACATGAGGTTTTATTTTGTGCCATGCCCACATTGTGGCCATAAACAAAAGCTGATTTGGGAGAGGGTGAAATGGGATGAAAAGGCCAAGCTTGAAGATGGAGTTTATGATTATGCCCTAGTTAAAAATACTGCTTTCTATGAGTGTGAGGAATGCAACAAACCCATTAGGGATGGCCACAAAACAATGATGTTGAGGGAAGGTGAGTGGAGGCCAACCAATCCCAAGGGGGAACCAGGCAGAAGGAGCTATCATCTCAATGGCCTATACCCACCCTGGGTGACTTTTGGGAGCCTTGCAGTCAAGTTTCTACAAGACAAGCACAGCGGAATCATAGGGCTTCAAGATTTTGTGAATAGGGTTCTGGCAGAGCCTTGGATGGAGCATGACCAAGAGAGGGTTGAGATAGTGCCAGGAGCCTACAAAATGGGTGAGGTTAGAATGGGTGAAAAGGCTATCATGGCTTGTGACATTCAAGAGGCTGGTGGATTCCATGCTTGGTGTGTTGTGAGGGCTTGGGATTTAGAAGGCAAGAGCAGACTTGTATGGGCTGGAAGGCTTGAAACCTGGGGAGACATCAAGGCAAAAGCTGATGAGTTCAATGTTGAGCCAAGGGCTGTGTTTGTAGATTCTGGAGATCAAACCAGGGATGTTTATTTGCATTGTTGCCAATGGGGTTTCATTGCCCTTGTGGGTTCAGACAGAACAAGCTTTTCAGAGATTGTTGGCGACCAGAAGGTTCAAAGACCCTATGCCAGAATTGCCAACGGAGACCCCTTCAGCGGTAAAAATATAGGCTCTAGGGAGGGCTGGAAGTGGAAGCTTTGCCCTGTCTGGAGATGGTCAAACCCGGCCATCAAGGATATTCTTTCAAACCTTCTCAAGGTTGAGGGCTTCATTGCTGAAGATACCCCAGAAGTTTGGAAGGTTCATATTTCATCAGAAACCAAGGTTGAGGTGAAGAATCCCATGACAGGCAGAACCAGGAGGGTTTGGAAGCAGATAGGCAAACACAACCACTTATTGGATTGTGAATGCATGGGCATTGTGGGTGCGGCCTTGCATAAGAGGCTGAAAATCATGCCAGCAGGGTTGACAGAGGAGGTTGAGCATGGCGAGGGGTGATTTTGTTGGCTTACCTGTTGCCACCCTAAACTCACTTCGGGACAAGTATGTTGCTTGCCTGGAGGCGATTGCGGTGGCTGGAGCAAGCTATTCTATTGCTGGTCGTTCCTTTAGCAGGGCGAACCTATCAGAGGTGCGTGAAATCATTGCAGAGCTTACCTTGGCCATTGAGAATGCGGCTGGAACTAGAATCAGAACCACCTATGCAAAGTTTGGCCCGTGAGCAAGATTAAGCAAAATTTCCTAGATAAGGTTGTTGCCTTTGTGAATCCCCAGGCAGGGGTTCAGAGGATGATGGCCAAAAAAGCCCTCACCAAGTTTGAATACGATGCTGTAAAATATACCAGGGAGAGGAAGGGGCCGAGCAATCTTTCTGGTGCTGAAGATTATCGCAGTAATTATGATCGTGTAGAGTTGATGAAGAGGGCTAGAGACCTGGCAGAAAACAATGGCCTGGTTCGTTCCCTCCTTTTGAAGTTTGCCAGCCATGTGGCCGCCAATATCACCTACCAGGCAAGGACAGAAAGCCCCAAGGCCAATACAGAAATTGAAGCCTACTGGAATGAGTGGTTTGATTCCTGTGACCTTTCAACCAGACACACAGGCTCAACCCTCATGCAAGTGGCCACCATCTCAATGCTTCGTGATGGTGACTTCCTATTTGTATTGGTCAGAGACAAGGATGGAAACCTAAAGCTTCAAGGTATTGAGGCAGACAGACTCGGTGACCCATACAAAACCTATACCAGCCTTGAGCTAATTGGTGGCATACACATTGATAGAGACACAGGCTCACCCACAGCCTATGACATCTACAACAGGAGCATTGGGGATTTCTACACCTACCAAGTCACAATCCCAGCCTCACAGGGTTTCCATTATTTTGACCCACTTCGCATTGATCAATACAGAGGCATCTCTGCTTTCCACACAGCCATCAATGATGCCACAGACATTTACGACATTGTTAATTTTGAAAAACTAGCGGCCAAGGTTGCCAGTTCCCAGAGTGCAGTAATTAAGAGAAATAACAACAATGCCTCTGACCTTACAGCCCTAACCACAGAAGAAAATTTTGATAACCAGCAAATCAAGCTGGAATCTATGGAAGCTGGCAAGGTTTCCTACCTGGAGCCAGGTGAGGATATTATTTTCCCAGACGGCCCCAGCAGACCCAGCGGGGCTTTTGCAGAGTTTCACAAAATCCTATTGAGAAATATCTGCATGGGGCTTGGAATCCCCTACTCCTTTGCTGTTGACCCATCCTCCATGTCCGGCCCCACAGCCAGACTTGAAATGCAACAGGCAGGGAGAACCTTTAAGAGATACCAAAAACTTCTGGACGACAAGGTTCTCAAGCCTCTTAAAAACATTGTCATTGCTGATGCAGTTGCCAGGGGAATGATTTCTGGTGGTGGCAAGACAACCACCAAGGGCTTTTTCAATTTTGGAGCCAATGTGTCTATCGACCTTGGACGGGAATCTGCTTCAGCCATTGCAGAGTTTAAGGCGGGATTAAGGACGGCATCAGACATCTATTCTGAAAGAGGCATGGATGTTGAGGCGGCTTTGAGGGCTAGGGCTATTGAAACCAAGATGATTCAAGACTTGGCCAAAGAGTATGGTGTTCCTCCCCAGGCTGTTTCAGAGATTCTTTTGCCTACTGGCCAGCCCCAGGGACAAGCCCAACAGCAGACTCAAGAAGGCCAACCTGTGGAAGGACAGCAAGACCTAATTGGTCAATCCCTCAATGGGGCGCAAGTTGCCTCTCTCATCAATGTTATCA